GCAGAATATCACATTCTATATGAGGATTGCCAGATTTGGGGCTGCGCTTAAATGCGTCAGCTGTTGGTTTGATTCCAACCATTCCTCTTTATAGTTCTGTGATTAGCATTAAGGCTTTTGCCTTCACAAATTCTCTCTTATGGAGGTTTTGCTATGGGTGACACTCGATATCGTCTGCGGGTTGATCGGTTGGATTCCGTGGCACCCGATGGGCATAATTGGAACTCCTTAGTTCATTTAGGAGATTTCCAAGATAAGCTCATCGAGTACCATGATGGACATCCAGTCGAGATAGGGTGGGGATTGCCCCACTCTCCCGTTGACTACGCTCCTGAACTTTCTGCCATTGCTGTTGAACAAACGTGGGATGAACTTCATCCCCGCAGCAGGCGTAAGTCTACTGCGTTTACCGCCGATGGCGATAAACCGTTTTACAACACTGGTGGTCCGTTCTTGAACGTTAAAATCGATACAGGATCCCCGTCTTCGGGGGTTCTGAGTTCCGGTACGTATTACAATGTCAGTGGCACCAGGCGCTATGTGGGCGGCTTTATGCCTCCCCCATCATGGTCCTGGGGCGGTGGCTGGGGGGATTTCCCTCTAGCTTATACTGGCAACAGTAATGCGTTATTACCGGATGTTGCACCCTACTTTGACCGGGCTTGGTCTATGGCCAAGCCCAAATTAGAATATGCCAACCTCTACACGTTTCTCCGAGAGATCGGAGACGTTGTCCCTATGCTGGAGACCTCTGCTAAAGCCTTTGGCTTGCAGTACGCGAATAACCCTAAACGGGTTGGTTTGCGAACTGATTATGGCGAGGTTATTTCCATGTATAAGGGTCCTAGGCTCGATACGAGACGTATGGAGCCGAAAGACTTGGCTGAGCATTTCATCAACCATAATTTCGGTTGGGCTCCGTTCCTCGGCGACATAAGTGACTTTGCGTCTACTTATGTCGACGCCGAACAAATCATCAAGAAAATTTCTGATGAAAACGGCAAGTGGATACGGAAAAAGGTCAAAGTGCACAAGGACGATCGCAACGAAACCTTAGTAGATTACACAGCGCCGGTTAGCTCTTCGAGCTACTCGTTGCCGTGTTTTCCGTACGGTTTCCCTGCAGATTTCTTCCTAAGCCCACCCAGTTGGACGGTTACCGAATCTGAGAAGATTTCGATATCGGCCTCTGGTAAGTTTAGGTTTTATCGTCCTGATTTTGATATGTCCTTACCTGACTATTCGTCAGCCTGGAAACGGGTCACACGTGCCATGAAAATCTATGGCGCCGAGATAAGTCCGTATCATATCTGGCAAGCAACACCTTGGTCGTGGCTAGCTGATTGGGTTTCTAATTTAGGAGCCCATATACAGCGATTACAAGATTCCATTGAGGATCAAGTTGCCGCGGCCTACTTTTTCATCACTGCGCACAAGTCAATAGAAAGAACGATGACTATTAAGTTACCGTTCTCTACTGGGCTTGTTACTTTGGTTTTCAAGCGATCCTTCGCTTCGAAGCAAAGAGTCAGTGCTGATAGTCCATATGGCTTTCGCCTCACTTGGGATGATTTGTCTCCCAAGAGACTTGCAATCCTAGGTGCGCTTGGTATTACCCGTAAGGGTGCCAAGCGTATGTAGGATTTATCTCTAGTTCCTTTAACCAAGTTTGTTCTCCTTGGAAAAGAATAGACCTGGGACTAGTTAATTCCACAATAACTCTGGAGAATCAACCATTTATGTTCACAGATCCACAAACTGTAACCGTCGCCGGTTCGGCTAAGTCATTGCCTAAAATCTTAGACAATGGTCTTAAGTCTACTTACCAAATGCCTGATCTTTCTTTCAAGCTCCGTATTGAACATACGGAATCTGGTCAGAGAGTTCAGTCTATGGTTAGACTCGACCAGCGCGCCATCGTTCCCGACGAGTTGACAACAGCCAACACGTGGGGTAATCTTGGCGTTTGGCTGGTGTTGAATAGACCCCTCTCAGGGTTTACTCCAACACAAGTCAACG